GCATATAAAAATAGTGATCCTGGCTCAATTAGTATTGTGGCTCCGATGTATTGCGAAGACAGTGCCCAGGCATTGTATTGGATTGCCATGTTGCATTATTTAAGAGCTACATCAAAAATGTTCAGCGGAAATGATCCGAAAGCGGGAAATCCTCCACCTATTGTAAATTTAAATGCATACGGTAATTTTGTTTTTAAAAATGTTCCAGTAGTCATCACTGGGTTCACAGTTGCACTAGAAAAAGACTGTGATTATATTGGTTGCAATGTGGTCGGTAGTGCGGCCAGTGCTATCGCAGGTGTGGCCGATACGCTGGGCAGTCTAAGTGATAGTTTTGGATTAGATGCAGTTAGTGACTTATCAGGAACTATAGGCCAAGTGGCAGGACTGCTAGGAGCTTTTGGAGTAGGCGGATCAACCAGCGGTGGAGTAACTCATGTGCCAACAAAAAGTACTTTTACAGTCACATTGAAACCGTCTTACAGCAGAACAACAGTACGCAAGTTTAGTTTAGACCAATTTGTAACCGGAGGATATATGTCCGGCTCAACAGGATTTGTATAATATGGCCGCAACATACAATGACCGTAGCCCATGGGCTACTACTCCAATCACAAGAGACTATTTGGATATCTTTACAATACGGTCTGTTAGTATTGCATCGGATGATTTTTTGTACACAATACAACCGCAATACAATTTGAGACCTGATTTGCTGGCGTTTGACTTGTATGGTGATTCAGGATTATGGTGGGTATTCACACAACGCAATATGGATGTGATACAGGATCCAATATTTGATTTTGTTGCAGGCAAACAAATTTATATTCCAAAAAACAGTAGCCTATCAGAGATTTTAGGAATTTAATATGGCCAATGGCGATATAGAAAACACGTCCCGTGCGGCTACTCCAACACAAGTGCCAGCCGCTCCAGCACCTGCGGTAGTTCCAGGAGTATTGGCACTGGGTGGCGGCATATCCAAACTACTTGGCAGTTCTTCAAGCAGTCAGTTTAAACTGCCGCTGGCAAATCCGTTAAGCAAATATGCAAGCTATACACAAATTTTTACCATAGCCGCGTTGAGCTCGGACGATTTAAACAGTCCAAATACTACATATTTGGCCAGTGGAAAACTTCCAATAATTTTAAAAACTGCCGGAGGAAATCCCAATAATCGTATCAAGACATTCTACGGTAGATTTGATTTTTTTATTGACAGTGTAGAAATTGAAAGTACCTATGGATTTGAGCTGGGTACTGGCAATACAAATGCAACTAGTATAAACATGGTGATAAGCGAACCGTTTAGTATTGGAATGTTTCCAGTGGCATTGAATACTGCATGTAAAAAGTACAAATATTCTACCTACAGTGCGGCCACGTTTTTGCTAAAAATAGAATTTAAAGGAGTAGATCAAAATGGTAATATGACGTCTGCTCCTAACACTACCAAGATGATACCATTTATCATCAACGACTTGACCATGCAAGTAACCAACGCCGGCGCAGTTTATAATATAAAAGCAACTCCTGCTGGACAAGTACCGTTGTTTTCAAACAATAATACAATTACTACTGATATGGCAATTGCTGGCAGTACAGTGCAAGAAATATTACAAACCGGTCCGTACAGTTTGCAATCTGCAATCAACGCTGGTTATAGAGAAATAGCAAAAAAAAATGATTTAGCAATTCCAGCACAAGAAATATTAATTATATTTCCAAAATCTTCTGCTAACGAAACGCTAACAGCTTCTCCCAAAGGCGAGGACGAAAGAGAACGTGCTAAGCCAGCGGCTGAGAAAGCCGCGGTTGATGATGCAACTACCAATGCAAAGTTAAATGTATCTCGAAGCTCAATCAATAGCACACTGATAGAATCGTCAGTTAATGAAATAGGCGCATCATCTCTGGGATTTGGACCAGAACGCTGGGCACAGAGTACACTGCAACAAGACAGCATAATCATTGATTCAGCGACTGGAAAAATTGATCCTGCTAAAATTTCTAAAAATCCCAAAGTCAGTAACTACAGTTTTAAACAAACCACAACTGTGGTAAATGCCATCAATCAAGTCATAATGTCCAGCGACTATGCTCTTAAATGTATTTCAGACAAGCCAAAAGACGGTACCAAAATGAAAAAATGGTGGCGCATTGAAACTGCATTGTATCACATTGATTCTCCGCAACTGGATGCAAAAACTAAAAAGAAACCTGAACTACTGGTGTTTAAAGTGGTGCCGTACCTTGTACATGAAACATCGGTACCCGTTGCTGGCATGGCAAGTACTTCATTTAAATCAATGTTGGCCCAGTGTGTAAAAGTGTATAATTACATATACACCGGAAAAAATCAAGATATTTTAAAATTAGATATTAAGTTTAATAATTCTTTCAACGTTTCAAACCCAGTTGACAACGGCAATAGCACAACCAATAGCAAAACAGCTGAACAAAATGATCTAGCTAAAGGGAAAATAACAGTGCCTGCGCCTAGACCAGGCGGAGCTTCTAAAGAACCTGGCCTTGGTTTAAACTATACAGAAATTTGGAATTCTGTAAAAACTGCCTTTAACTATCGCGGCGGATCAGGCGGAGATGATACAACAGCCCAACAGCAAGTCAAGTGGGTACACGAAGCGTTGACCTTTGGCGCTGACTTGCAAGAACTTGAAATGGACATAGTAGGCGATCCGTACTATATGACCAGTAACGGCATGGGAAATTTCAATAGCCCTCCTGTGGTTGGGCAAATGAATATCAACGCTGACGGTAGTATCAATTATCAAAGCGGTGAAGTTGACATTGCAATTAATTTTAGAACTCCAACAGATATCAATCCTAGCACAGGATTGCTGACTATGGCAACCAAAGCTGTTGGTGAATTCAGCGGCTTGTTTAGATTGGGCTCAGTAACACATAGATTTAGAGACGGCGAATTTACCCAGACCATAAAAGGTACCCGCAGACAAATGGTTAGAAACGAAGCTGGCGAAGCGGTTTATCAGTTCGTAGCCAAAGACAAGAAACCTACAACCTAAGGTAATAACTAATGTCGCAACACGATAAAATTGTACAACGCCGTAAAGAATCAACTCCACTTGAATCAAACTCATCAGGTCCGTTCTTGGCAAGAGTGGTAAGCAATGTGGATGCAGACTATTTGGGATCAGTATGGGTTGAACTGTTACATGAAGGCTCTGGCAACGAACCAGTTGTATGGAACGCCACCAATGCAAAATTCACAACTCCTTACTGGAGCAACACTGATAAAAAACACAACGGTAATTCAAACTCATTTGCAGACACTCAAAAATCCAACGGCATGTGGACTCCAGCACCGGATGTGGGTGTGCAAGGCCTTGTTATACTTGTTGAAGGCAACATTAAAAATGCATACTGGATAGCTTCTATTCCTGATAGATATAAAAACTTTTCAGTTCCTGGAATTCCCGCTACTACTGCCAACTGGTTGCGTCCTGCTGAGCGCCTTCCAGTAGGAGAATTAAATGCAAATAACACACAACCAGGAAAGCCCGCAACAGATGCTGTCAAACCAGTTCATACCCTTGCAGATATTTTTGAAATACAGGGATTGTTAAAAGACGACACTCGAGGAATTACCTCCAGCGGCGCAAGAAGAGAAACTCCTAGTCGCGTGTTTGGTATCAGTACTGCTGGCCCACTAGACGAGAAAAGCTCCAAGAAAAATATAGGAACTCCTGACGAGCAAACAATGGCCTATGTCAACAGACTGGGCGGCAGTCAATTTGTTATGGATGACGGAGACAACAAGTATTCACGCAAGACACCTGCAAAGGACGGGCCCCCGGATTATACAAAAGTGGGTGGCACTAATATTCCTCACAACGAACTGGTAAGAATCCGTACACGTACAGGACATCAAATACTTTTACACAACAGTGAAGATTTAATTTATATTGGCAATGCCAGCGGCACAACATGGATTGAATTGACTAGCAATGGCAAAATAGATATATTTGCTGAAGACAGCATCAGTATTCATACTAAAAATGATTTGAATATACGTGCTGATCGAGATCTTAATTTAGAAGCCGGTCGTAATATTAATCTTAAAGCATTGGAAAAAATACACCTTGAAAGTGTCAAAGACTTTGAAGTTATTTCTAATGCAAATACAAAAATTACCACAACAGGAAACTCTTATATTTCCACAACTGGAGAGTATATAGAACAGGCTAAGAAAATTCATATGAACGGCCCAGATGCACTAAAAGCAAAATCATTAGTAACATATTCTAATCTTACAGAAACAAATGGTACCACTTTGGAATCTATTTTGTTAAGAGTTCCTACACACGAACCCTGGCCGTTGCATGAGAATTTAAATCCTGCTGACTTTGTTCCTACAAAAACAGATATTACCACAAGTACTGCGGCCACTGCGCCGGACAAGTGGACATTGTATACGTCACCCGACGATACATTTAAACAAAACAAAGGATAACATATGGCATCGACTTTATACGATAGGATCACAGTACCCGCAGTGCCAACGGTGGTAGACCCAATTCCACAGGCATACAAGGGATTTAGCACAGTCAATACTAGCTCTGAGGGATTTGTGCTGTATGATTTAGAATTGATCAAACAGGATCTTTTAAATCACTTTCACACCCGCAGAGGCGAACGACTGATGAATCCGCAATTTGGAACCATAATTTGGGACATGTTGTTTGAGCCAATGACTGAAGAACTTAAAGAAAGCATAGTAAACAACGTTAACGAAATTATAAATTATGATCCTAGATTGGTTGCACAAAATGTCATAGTCACAACATATGAGAGTGGAATTCAAATTGAGTGTATCTTAAAATACCTGCCCTACAACATCCAACAGAGTATGCAATTACGATTTGACCAGTCGGCAGGACTGCTTTCGTCTTAATATACGTACATATTAGAATTCAATAAATATTGATAATAGGATAGATTATGAGTGCAACTGATAGACAAAATAGGTTATTGATCGCTAAAGACTGGAGAAAAGTATACCAGTCTTTTCGTAATGCCGATTTCCAAAGTTACGATTTTGAAAATATTCGTAGGAGCATGATTGACTATCTGCGCCAGAACTTTCCAGAAGATTTTAACGATTACATTGAATCAAGTGAATATCTTGCCTTAATTGACCTTATTGCCTATTTGGGCCAAAGTATAGCTTTCCGTGTTGACTTAAATGCTCGTGAAAACTTCTTAGAGCTAGCAGATCGCCGAGACAGTGTGCTACGTCTTGCACGTATGTTGAGCTATAATGCCAAACGTAATCAAGCATCAAACGGACTACTAAAAGTAGTGGCAGTGCAATCCACACAAAACATATTGGATTCAAATGGCCGTAATATTGCTAATCAAATCATCAGCTGGAATGACAGCTCCAATGCCAACTGGTACGATCAATTTATTGCAGTTATGAATGCCGCGTTCCCAGCATCCCAGCAATTTGGAAATCCAAGCGACAGCGCAACAGTTTATAACACGCCAACTGAACAATACAAATTCAACGGAGCAAACTCCGCAGTTCCTATCTACGGCTTTAGCAAGACAGTCAACGGCTCCAAGATGGATTTTGAAGTTACCAGTACCACGTTTGCTGGCCAAGGATACATTTACGAAGAATCTCCCAAGATTGCCAATCGTATGGCATGTGTCTATAAAAATGATGGCCAAGGCGCGGCCAGTATTAATACTGGATTTTTCTTTAATTTTGTGCAAGGCACATTAAATCAAGGCAACTTTACAATTAATCAACCGAGTACTAATGAAATTGTTGAATTAGATTCTCCCGATATCAATGATACTGATTTATGGTTATACAAGATAGACCAATCTGGTATCGAATCGGAATTGTGGACTCCTGTTCCTAATTTAGTAGGTAATAATATTATCTATAACAGTTTAAATAAATCAATTAAAAATATCTATAAAGTTATCACAAGAGCCGGCGACCGTGTGGCATTGTCGTTTAGTGACGGAATTTTTGGAACACTTCCGTTAGGCACATTTAATGTGTACTATCGTATCAGCAACGGACTATCGTATACTATTAACCCTCAAGATATCCGCGGGGTTACAATGACCATACCTTATTTTTCAAACACCGGTCAACAAGAACAACTCACACTCACATTGTCATTACAAACAAGTGTAGACAACAGCGCACCCACTGAAAGTAACGACAATGTAAAAGCCAATGCGCCCGCAACTTATTACACACAAAACAGAATGATCACAGGCGAGGATTATAATATCAGTCCTCTTGCAGTAAGTCAAGAAATTATAAAAATTAAAGCTGTTAACAGAAGTTCAAGTGGTGTTAGTAGATATCTTGATTTAATTGACCCTACAGGCAAATATAGCAAAACTAATTTGTTTGCAGACGACGGTATCCTTTATCAGGACACCTATTCAACAGATACTACGTTTACCTACGCCAGCAAAACAGACGCACAGGCAGTAGTTTATAACATTGTGTTTGACCTGTTAAAAGATGCAAATTTAAGAAATTTCTATTATTCAAAGTTCACAAAAATCAGTACCACTTTACTGGATATTGCATGGTATAATACTGTTGATAATACTAATTTTTCAAGCGGCTACTTTGGATCAACCACAGACGGCAAGCCGTATTTGGTTTCCAGTTTTACGACCACTGCCTTAAAGTATGCAGGTGTTGGGTCACTGATAAAATTTGAAGCTCCGCTGTCTGCAAGCGGTGCGGCACAAGTGTTTGACAGATCTAATAATAATGCGTTAATACCTAAAACAATTCCTGTCAAAGCAAACACCAGTAGTTATATATGGGCCGAGATTGTTTCTTTAATTGGCGACGGCACTTCGGCCGGAACAGGAATTTTAATATCAGGCGAAGGCCCAGTATCATTAAATGACATAATACCAAGTAAAGCAATTGCCACTCGTGTTATTCCGGTATGGCGAACAGTGATAGACAAGTCAGTTATCACAACAATGATTGATCTTATCACAAGTAACCTTCCATTCGGCCTGCGTTTTGATATAAACACTCAGTCATGGCAAATTATTTTCCAGTCAAATTTAAATTCAACAGATGATTTCAGTCTGAATAAAACAGGCGACACTAGCAACTTGTTATTGGATTCCAGCTGGTTATTATTATTTGTCACAGATACTGTAACATATACCATAACAACAAGAAAATTACGTTATATATTTGAAAGTGACCTCCAAATAAGATTTTATTTTGATAGTACAGAGCGTGTTTACGACAATGTTTCTGGAAAATTATTAACTGATTCGATTAATATTTTAAGTATCAATACCCAGCCGGGCTTGTCCGAACCGTTTACATTTGATCAAAATTTAAAAGTAGTGAGTCAGTATATTGGTTTAGATGGATACATCGATACTAAAAAACTTGTGGTTACATTTAGCGATAAGAACAATACAGGTGTGGTAACGGATCCTGAAACTTTTGACAATGTTGCAATACCAGCGGCCAGCGCACTGCTATCTTCTTACTTTGTTGTATTAGAAAAATACCAAGTTGAAACGGGCCAAGAGGATTATAGATATGTTGCCAACTCTAATAGTATAGTGGTTATTTTGCCAACCCAACCTAAAACATTTTCGCAATATGTTGACGGGCAATATTTTTATTTTATAGATATTGATACAGTGGCAAAATTAACTAGTGCTACTTCTGAATTAACGCCAAGTTTAGATTATAGAGTATTTTTAGGTAGAGATAAATTAAAATTTCAATATACACATAACGCCAGCGACACACACAGAATAGATCCAGGAGTTAGTAATATTATGGATGTATTTGTGTTGACAAATAGTTATGATACCTTATTTAGACAATGGTTGACTGGTGTAATAACAGCTAAACCTTTGCCACCAAGCAGTGACGAATTGAATAATTTAATTGCGCCCAAATTGAATCTAATTAAATCTATATCTGACGAAATAATTTATCATCCTGTGAAATACAAAGTGCTGTTTGGCGCAACTGCTGAAAAGAATTTGCAAGCACAATTCAAAGTGATCGTTAATTCATCAATGGTGATATCCGATAATGATGTCAAGACACAGATACTAGCCGCCATCAATAACTTTTTTGCACTGGGTAACTGGGAATTCGGAGATACATTTTATTTTACAGAAATGGCCGCGTATGTCACAAATCAACTTAGCCCCAACATAGTCAATTTTGTTATAGTACCATCGGGTAGCACATTGTCGTTTGGGGGTTTATTTGAAATCACAGCAGGCCCTGACGAAATCTTTATAAGCGGTGCAACTATCGATAATATTGACATAGTTCCGTCCATCACATCTTCTCTCATCAATAGTTTAGGTAATATTACATTAAAATCAAATGCGGTAGCAATACAAGCATTAACAAGCTCAGCTTACGGATCGACAAATGTCTGATAACACAAATCCAACAGGTTCTAACAATTTTTCTACAGTAGATTTACTGCCTAAATATTATCGTACAGACGATAATAGAAAATTCATACAGGCAACAATAGATCAGCTAACACAAAAAGGCACAGCCAAAAAAGTAAACGGTTACATCGGCCGTAAAAATGCCAAGTCGGCCAGCGCCAAAGACATTTATATCAATGCTCCAACAACTGTAAGACAAAACTATCAGTTAGAGCCAGCAGTGGTAGTAAATGATTCTACTGGTAATGTGGACTTCTTTAAAGATTATCAGGATTTTATTAATCAATTAAAAGTGTTTGGCGGCAACGTTGACAATCACGAGCGATTAAACCGCCAAGAATTTTACAGCTGGGATCCACACATTGACTGGGATAAATTTATTAATTTCCAACAATATTATTGGTTGCCATATGGTCCAGATGTTGTTAATATTGTTGGCCAGCAGTTAAATGTTTCAAGCACCTTTAAAGTAGAACTTAGCACAAGTGCGACTCAACAAAAAGAGTATTTGTTTACGCCAAACGGTTTGGATAGAAATCCAGTAGTAACCTTATATAGAGGGCAAACTTACTATTTTGAAATTAATAGTCCCGGAGAACCGTTCAGTATCAAAACAGCTAGAACATTGGGCCCGTTAGATAGATATACAGATGAAGGTTATGTAAGCAATTTTGGAGTTACAAGCGGTACAGTTAAATTTATAGTTCCTATTTCTGGCCCCGATACTTTATACTACGTAAGTGAACGTGATTCTAACTTAGGTTCTATTTTTAAGTTTTTAGATATTACAGAAAACACCTACATTGATCTTGAAAAAGATTTGATAGGTAAAAAAACTTACACACTATCAAACGGCACTTCACTAAGCAACGGTATGAAAGTATCATTTGGCGGCAATGTAACGCCAGCAACTTACGCTACCGGTGAGTATTATGTTGAAGGCGTTGGCACGGCAATTAGTTTAATTCCAACTACTATATTTGAAGTTATTAGTACATACACAGAAGATCGAGCTGTGGCATTTGATTCAACATTATTTGACCAATATCCATTTGCGGCCGCAAGTTCCTATGCTGGCAAATTAGATTATGTCACTATCAACAAAGCAAGCAAAGATAGAAATCCGTGGTCACGATACAATCGATGGTTCCACAAAGATACAATCAACGACAGCGCGGCATTTAATAATAAACTTGCGGATTTCGACCAAACTAGCCGTGCAACAAGACCTATTATTGAATTTAACCCAGATTTAAAACTTTTTAACTTTGGCGTACTGTCGACCAACGATGTTGATCTAGTAGACTCTTACACTACAGATGTGTTCAGTACGATTGAAGGTACTGCCGGATACAATATCGATGGAGTTGACTTGGCAGAAGGTATGCGTATTGTGTTTCTTGCTGATGCGGATATACTAGTAAAAAATAATGTTTATAAAGTTACGTTTGTTAATATTGAAAATTCAGGAATAGGCGTGCCGCAGATACGGTTATTGCTTGACGAAAAACCTGTTAAAAATTCAAATATTTTAATAAGGCAAGGCCAAACATATCAAGGCAAAGCATTTTGGTACAATGAAACCACGTGGGCATTGGGGCAACAAAAAACAACAGTGAATCAATCACCGTTGTTTGACATGTTTGACGAAAATAAACAAAGTTTTTCTTCGTACTCGGGTTCACGATTTGTTGGTAACAAAATATTTTCCTACAAATTAGGAACAACTACAGCTGACAGTGTTCTTGGATTCAGTCTAAGTTATCAAAACATTAACAATGTAGGCGATATTCTATTTTCGTTTGACTTAGTATCGGACACTTTCGATTATAAAGAAAACGAAGTATTAGTTACTAAGTCTGTTAACACTGGATTTTTATCTAAGATAGAATTTAATAATGATACCACGTATGTCAATGGTTGGCAAACCAGCAAGGTAACACGGTATCAGCCCGGCATTAGGATTTACAAGGATTCTAACCTAACAAATAATTTTCCATTAGACATCTATGATAATAAAACAAATTTAATTGATTTAGAAATTAGAATATTTGTCAACGGAACTCGAGTCGATTCCGTTAAATGGACTCTGGTCGATGCGGTTAATTACAAACAAATTAAATTTGCTACAGATTTATTAGCTACTGACGTTTTAACAATTAAAGCATTTTCAGCTCAGCCAATTAATGCTAACGGGTTTTATGAGATTCCTATTAATCTACAAAACAATCCTTTAAACATTGATATGAAATATTTCACATTGGGTGAAGTAGCTGACCACTTAAATTCAATTGTTGACAATATACAAGAAAATTTTGTAGGAGTAGTGTCAGGATCAAATAATCTTAGAAATTTAGGCAATGTTACTGCTTACGGTACAAAATTTATACAACACAGTGGCCCTGCAAGTTTAGCCCTGTACCATATCACAAGCGAACAAAACAATATTGTACGTGCCTTAGAAAAATCAAGGGATGACTACGGCAAATTCAAACACAGTTTTTTACTTGCGGCACAACAATTGGGAACTGATACAAATGTAGTTGCTCAAGTGGATTTAATACTTAAAAAATTATCTGCAAATAAAACAAAAAAATCGTCTTACTATTTCAGTGACATGGTACCGTTTACAGGTAAAAAAATTACAGAGTATACAGTTGTAGATAATCGAATTAGAACATACCCATTAACGACTGTTTATAGCAATACAGAACTAAGCAACAAAGCAGTTTCTATATATCTTAATGGTGTTCAGCCCCCAGTTGGTGTACAATTATTATATGGCATCGATTATATTTTTACAACTGATGGTTATGTATCTATTAACAACACTGTTGGATTAGTAGACGGAGATAAACTTACAGTATTTGAATATGACAGTACCGATGGATGTTTCATTCCACCAACCCCAACCAAGTTAGGATTGTGGCCAAAGTTCAAGCCAAAAATCTATGTTGATTATAGTTTATTAACTCCCCGCACTATGATTCAAGGTCACGACGGAAGTCAAACATTATCATACGGTGATTATCGCGATAATATTATTTTAGAATTAGAAAAACGAATTTATAATAATTTACAAATTCAGTACGACTCGGACATATTTGATATCTACGATATAATTCCAGGATACTATAGAAATTCTGATTATTCTCTAGATGAAATCAATCGAGTACTAGCTCTGGGATTTTATAAATGGGCAAACTTAGTTGGCCGCGACTTTTCTAAACAAGTAGGGTTTGATAAAAACAGCACGTTTACTTATAATTACAGAGGACATTCTGCACCAGACGGTAGAGAACTACCTGGATACTGGCGCGGCATTTTTAGATGGGTGTATGATACAGACAAACCAAATATATGTCCTTGGGAAATGCTGGGAATAAGCGAAGAACCTAGTTGGTGGCAAGAAGTATATGGCCCAGCACCTTACACCAGCAATAATACTATCATGTGGAAAGATCTGGAAGAAGGTGCAGTCAAAGCACCTGGTATGCCAGCTGAATATCGAAAACAATTTGCAAGGCCCGATCTATTAAATCATCTACCAGTTGATGAATCCGGCAATCTAGTCAGCCCAGTTAGTGCAAGATTAGCCACAGGTGTGTTCAATACAGATAATCAAGGTAGTCATATATTTGGAGATGTTGCGCCCGTTGAGTCAGCATGGCGTCGCAGTAGTTATTATCCGTTTAGTATTTTAATTGCATCAATGATTTTAAAACCAGCGCATACCCTTGCTACCTGTTTAGACAAGTCACGAACTGTTAGAAATTTATGCGGACAGTTAGTTTACAAAGACACCGGATTACATGTTAAACCCCGTGATATTTTATTACCAAGCATTTATTCTAGTAGTTCTAGAGTGTACACATCGGGTATTATAAACTACTTGATTGAATATCTAGTAAACAATAATGTTAGTTATTACGATGAATATCAATATAATTTAGATAATCTGGATATCAAATTATCTTACAGAGTTAGCGGATTTACAAGTAAAAACAATTTTAATTTAATCTTAGATAGCAAAAATCCAGCATCCACTGGAAATGTGTTTGTCCCTCCAGAAAATTACAAAATATTTTACAATAGTTCTAGCCCAATTGCCAAGTTATCCTACAGCGGAATTATCATTACTAAATTATCTGAAGGATATGAAATCAAAGGGTACAGTCTTTCAGAAGCATTTTTTAAATATTTTGCTCCTCGACAAGAACTTGGTCCACGTATCAATGTTGGCGGCATAAGTGCTTCATTTGTAAATTGGACTGCTGGCAAGACCTACTCTGTGGGCCAAACTGTATTTTACAACGGAAAATATTATAGAACGTTATATGCTGTAACACCTGATGTATTTGATTCAACCGCATTTGCGGCGCTACCCGAGCTTCCAGTCACCGGAGGTGTAACATCAGTATTTAGAAATACGTGGGATTCTTCTGGTATCAACGTATTACCTTACGGCACTGTATTAACAAGTGTACAGCAGGTCGTTGATTTTATTTTAGGATACGGCGAATATTTAAAAGCTCAAGGATTTATATTTGAAGATTTTAATAATAATCTTGAAAATGTTTCAAACTGGAGCACCACTGCTAAAGAATTTATGTTCTGGACTACACAAAAATGGAGTACCGGGCAAGATACATGGCAACAATGGATTCCTAATCAAGCAGTTGGTTACGGAATTATTGTAAAATATCAAGATATTTACTACCGAGCTTTACAAAATATTCCAGCCCAGCCCATGTTCCAGGAAACAAATTACGTCAAATTAGATGGATTAAACACAGTGGGTAGCGCAGTGATAAGTCTAAGTCCTGCGGCCAACAGTTTATCATTTAGTTCAGTGTTGTCCGTTGCTGAGGATATTAATAATCCTTTTAACGAATACGAAATCTATAAGGTAGACGGCAGTAGCTTGACACCGGCAGATTTAAATTCAAACAGACAAGGAAATATTGTTACATTTAGTCCAGACGATAACGGAACAATTTACAATGCTAGTTTTTATCTAGTACAGAAAGAACAAGTCTTAATTTTAGACAATACGACAGTGTTTAATGACGTTATATACAATCCAGAAAGCGGATATAGACAAGAACGTATTAAAGTTGCTGGCTTTATTAGTAGTGAATGGTTCGGCGGCTTTGAAGTGCCAGGATTTGTTTTTGATAGAGCCGATATCAAGCAATGGAGTTCTTGGGCGGATTATGCACTGGGCGACATTGTGTCTTATCAGGGATACTATTATAGTGCCGTTCGTTTCTTGCCGGGCACCAATGAGTTCGAATCCAATAACTGGATGCAAATTAAAAAACCACAACCGTCGTTGTTGCCAAACTGGAGCTATAAAGCCGGACAGTTTGAAGATTTTTATAATCTAGATCAAGCTAATTTTGATACAGGCCAACAGAAGATTGCACAACATTTGGTTGGATATCAAAAACGTCAATATTTAAGTAATATTATTCAAGATAACATTAGTGAATTTCAATTTTATCAAGGTATGATAAAAGAAAAAGGAACACAGAATAGTCTTAATAAATTGTTTGATGTACTAAGTGCTGAAAATAAAGAAAGTTTAACATTTTATGAAGAATGGGGCATTCGTGTTGGTCAGTACGGCGCAAGCCAGGCATATGAAGCAGTTGAATTTTTGATTGAACAACCGGATCTTACTAAAAATCCGCAAGGGTTTTATCTAACAATACAGCCTGAAGCTTCATCAAATTACAATGTTAATATTTCAGCCAACGATGTTTATGTTAAGCCTCGTGGGTACAATGCTGAACCGTGGCCAGTTAATAATGCACAAAAGTTGTTTTTAAGAACTCCGGGCTATGTTCAGCCAACCGATCAAGTATTTCAAATAAACACACTTGACACATTGCTTACTACCGATGTAACACCGTTTAACACTGGTATGTATATTTGGGTAACGTTTGAAAAAACAAGTTGGAATATTTATAGATTTTCTTCGTCGGATATCAGCCCTTCAGATGCAACTTATAATAGTTCAAATAAAACAATAACAATTTTTTCAAACAATCAACTTGATTCTAGCTTGTTAGGCCAATATGTTGCATTAAAACAAATTGCGTTTGCTGGATTTTATAAAGTTGTTGATGTTAACTTGCAAGATTTCACTATCGAAGCACCGCTATACAAGCCGGGGCCAGAGTGGCCAACTGCCGAAACAATTTCGGCTAATCTAGAAATATTTAGATTATACTCAGTAAGAGCACCGTCGATTGATAACGCCAACGATATTATTAAGGCATTTACTTCTCCAGGTGACAAGATTTGGATCGACAAAGACTCTACAAATAAATGGGCAGAATTAGAACTAACTTCTGTCTATAGCAACACTGAAATTAGAAAACCATATCCTACTTCAGATATGGCCCATGGTCGAATTGTTGTTACAAATTTAGAAGGCACAGTGGCCGCAGTTTCTACGCAAGTGGGTGAAGTTATTGTTTACAGCAAGCAGGGTGCTCGCTGGATCTTTAAACAAATTATTAAGCGTCCGTTCATGGCACAAAATGTTTTTGGTCAAAATCCAAATGCACTTGATACATTTGCTAACAGTATGGCAATGAGTCCCGACGGAGAATTTTTAGCTATCGGTAGTCCTCGAGTAGGACTCCTTGCCACTAAACAACTACCTAACGGCAATGTAGTCTGCGACCAATCGGCATTAAATTCTTCTAATTTACTTCAAGGCGCAGTGAGTTTATATCAAAAAACAACGTATGATGAATATCTACTATTGTTTACAATTGCAAGCGGCGATAACACTGCTAATCAACAATTTGGTTCTAGTTTAGCGTTTGGCAATGGAAAACTATTCATAGGATCAATAGGACCAACGGGTTCTGGATCACAGGCAACTATATACGAATTAAGATATGTTGCAGTTGAGGGAGTGGCAACAGTAGCTTCCAATCTTAACGCAGACGGCGATGATGTCAATGCAATTGCTACAGTAGTCTATGACGGCGGTCTTTCATCAACAACTGCTTCTACAAACGATCTAGTGTTCGATGGCGGCACTGCATTGCCTATCGAAAATACCAGCGATCGTTGGTTGCTAACTAAACCTGGTATCAGCATTGCCAATGGAACTTCTTACGGTTTCGGATCAGACATCAGTGTTACAAACGATAATTCTATCCTTGTAATTGCCGCGCCATTAGCTGGCAATGTTTATATCTATTCCTTAGATTCGAATAAAAATTACAATTTAATACAAACTGTTGCTGGCCCAAGTCAGGTAGTATCTAATCCAACAACCACTGACGGGGTATTTTCGTTTAACGGTAATACATTATCTGGTGGCGCTGGATTTAGAACCACCACTGATAAATTTCTTAGAACAACAATATCGTCAGTGACTACCACAGGTGGAAGCGGCGCAGGTTTAGTAGTTGATGTAATTGTTAATAGCCAGGGCGTACTTCAAACTGTAACAGTGAGAGATCCTGGACAAAACTACAAAATAAATGATGTTATTACTGTTGTCAATCCTTTGGGTACGGGCGGAGTTTTAGCATTAACTTGGGCTACCTCTGTATTCAATTCTGGTGTTCAATATAAAATAGGAGATACTGTTGTATACGGTGGAAATTATTATGTAGCAATACTAAGCACAATTAATAATTCTGTAACTAACGCAACATATTGGTCACCACTAACGTTTGCAAGCAGTACTACTGGCATTGACATTGTTACTACCACAAGTCGGTCAGGTTCTAATTTAAAAGTCAAATTAGCACATACCACAACACCGGGGGCACTGCCGGGATCTATCATTATTCCAGTTACGAATGTTACTAATTTTGAATTAGGCCAACTAATATTTTCCTCTACAGTTCCAACAGCATTTGCTTCAAACACATATATCACTCAAGTAAATTCTGTAACTTATTCAGGAGTTATTCAAAATAATGTTTTAACTGTTAGTAAAATTACCAACGGATTAAATCCAGTAGTTGCAGAAATTATTGGATCTATAACTGACACAACTCTTACAATAGAGCAGTTAGCAGGCGCAAATATTATTCCAGGTATGCAACTAAGCGGCACTGGAATTAGCGGAGATTATGTTATTGTGAGCGGTAGCGGCACTATCTGGACTATCTCAAATGCTGTTACTATTTCAACACGTGAAATCAAAGCCACCTTATATGAAACTATCAAGCCCGGAATGCAACTTGGTAATCCTGCACTTGATACTGCTTCTTCATTCACGGCCATAGTTACAACAAAAGGAACAGCAAACTTAACTGGTGCAACAACTACCTTACTTGGCGGCATTGCTTCGATGTTTAATGCTACAATCACTGGAATAACATTAACATTTGATGCAATCACGGCCGGAGATCCTGTAACTCCAGGAATGGTATTAACTGGCGCAGGCGTCACAGCTGGCACAAAAATATTATATGGATCTGGAAATAGCTGGATAGTCAATACCAGCCAAACAGTTGCTAGCCCAATAACTATTACTGGTACATTGGTATCTGCTAGTATCAGTGGATTTATATTAACGTTCACCGCTTTTTCTGGAGCAACGCTAACTCCTGGCACGGTGTTAACAGGCGGCACTGTAATAGCAGGAACAACAATTGTTGGCGGATCTGGAACATCGTGGACTGTTAGTCTTAGTCAGACTTCCACTTGCACCACTGCTACAGTACCTAACGGAACTATTTCTGGAAATACTCTAACATTCACAGCGTCTACAGGATCACCGGTAGAAATCGGTATGGTGCTATTAGGCGGCACAGTATTAGATGGAACTGTTATCACTGGCGGCTCTGGCACAACTTGGTATGTCAATATCAGTCAGTCAACAACGTGTACACAAGCAACGTCCCAGGCATTTTTATTAAATGCAGAAATTAAAGATACGACTCTTACATTTACTGACAATACAGGAATTGGTTTATTTGCTGGAATGGTACTAAGTGGCAGCGGCGTGGTGTCTGGAACTTACGTGGTGTCTGGCTCGGAAACCGAGTGGGTAGTAAGCGCAATCCAAACAGTAGTGCCAACAACCATAACAGGAACTACAGTAGTACTAACAGCAAATACGCCGTCGTCTGGTTTAATATTACTAGGACAGCGATTGTCAGGAAACGGCGTGACCTCCGGTACCGCTATTATTGCATCTGGTTCAGGAACAGGAAAAGAAGGAACATATTATGTTTCTCCAGCGCAAACAGTAAATTCATTTGCGGCAACTTCTCAATATATCATTACTAATCCGGTGATTATAGATGGTATTACAATTACCGGTGCGGCAATTTCTGGCACTGCATTAACATTTAGCGGGCAATCCGGCGGCAACGTTCGAGTTGGAATGTTAGTAACTGGAAGTAATGTGTTAACTGGAACAAAAATTGTTTCAGGATCAGGCGGATCTTGGCAAGTAAGTGTAACTCAAGCAGTTGTGTCTACTACATTATTGTTAACAGGTACTGGCCGGGGAGGCATTGGTACTTACATAATTGACCAAGAACTAACAGTTGGATTGACACCAACGGTTGCAACCGGCTTGACTATCAATATTCCGCTAGCGGCAACCCTTACCGGCAGTGCTGAAGTCACAAGTTTAAAAATTAGTAATCAAGGTTTTGGGTATGCAATCGGAGATACTGTAACATTTAATAGAGGTGGCGGCCAAATAACCATGTCAATCAGCACTGTCACTGCCAACGGATCTATAGCAGTTGCCACTATTGGTGATGGAAGTGTTACAAAAGATTCTACACAATTTGGCCAAAGTGTTGCAATTTCGAAAAACGGAGATTACGTTGCAATAGGGTCTCCTTTACAATCGGATCTACAGGAAAACGAAGGCCGAGTGTATATTTTAAGTAATAACTCTGCGGTTGGAAATACTTACAGAGAATACCAACAAATTCTAAATCCCCGCCAGCAGTCAGGCGATCTGTTTGGATTCAATATCAAGTTTGCAAACGATTATAAAACTTTGTTAATTTATAGTCCAGGCGCCGACTCGTTTGACTTAACAACATTTGATACAACAGAAACTATATTTGATTCCGGATCGCTGGTGTTTAAAGAAATATCGCAAAATTCTGGAAGAATTGACGTGTACGATCGATATTCTAAAAACTGGATCTCTGGAGAGTCTCTGTATACCGGCGGGTCAAATGCTGACGGTTTTGGCCAAAGTTTTGCGGCATCGGATAATACAATTTTAGTCGGCGCACCCCACGAAACAGAAATTTCAGAAAACATAAGCGGAAACCCTATAATAGAAATTAATTCAGGTAAAGTTTATTCATATGAAAAATTTGCTGGTTCGTTTAGTTGGACACCTGTACATAAACAAACAGATTTAATTGATATTAAAAAGATTAAACAAGCATTTTTATATAATAAAGTATCAAATAAATTAATTAGATATTTAGATATAATTGATCCAAGCCTTGGCAAGATTGCTGGCTCTGCTGAGCAAGAGATAAGCTATAAGACATTTTATGATCCAGCAATTTATACTGTTGGATCAAGCTCAGTTAATGTTGATATTGGTAATTCTTGGCAAAACAAACAAGCAGGCAAACTGTGGTGGGACCTGCGCACCGCTAAATTTATTGATAACCATTCTGAAAATTTAATTTACAGAAACAGCACATTAAACATGCTGGCCAGCGGAGCGAGCATTGACATTTACGAGTGGGTAGAAACACAATTAACTCCTACAGAATGGAAAATTCAAGCAGACACTGACGCAGGGCTAGTTAATAATATCAGCGGAACACCGTTGTATACTGATTCTTACAGTGTTAAACAATATTTTAACGCATTTAATAATGCATTTGAAAATACATATTATTTCTGGGTAAAAAATAAGAAGCTTATTCCTAATGTTGCTGATAGAAACATTTCAGCAAATGCTGTTTCGGAATTAATTTCTAACCCTCGTGGCCAAGGATACCCTTTCATCGCACTAACTGGTAAAAATTCTTTTAGTTTAATAAATTGTCAAAATTTATTAAATGGTGACAATGTTATTCTAGGAATAGAATATTGGATAATTGAGCAGTCGGATCAAAATATCCATGCCCAATGGAAATTAATCGATAATAGCACAAGTACTAAACTGCCAGCAGTGATAGAAGAAAAATGGTTTGACAGTTTGTGCGGCAAAGATCAAGCAGATCGACCTGTACCAGATTTAAATTTACCAGCTAAATTACGATACGGTATTGAAAGCCGCCCGCGCCAGGGAATGTTTGTTAATAATTTTGAAGCGTTAAAACAGTTTGTTGAACGTGTTAATTTAGTTTTAATTAACGAACAAATAGTTGGACAACGAAACATTTCTAAGTTAGAAAGCTATGATGCTGAACCTCAATTGTTTACAGGAGTATTTGACACCATTGTGGATACTGATGCAGAATTACGAATAGTATCAGTATCCACTGCTAAATCAGCAGTTATTTCTCCGGTAATTGTTAACGGTAGTATTGTTGATGTTGTGATACAATCAGGCGGCTCTGGATATAAAAGTTCTCCAACTATAACTATCAAAGGGTCAGGTGTTGGAGCTAAATTAAAAGCAATAATTGATGTTGCTGGAGTAATTACCGGCGCTGAAATTATTTCAAAAGGAAAAGGATATACTAATTCCGCAACCTTACAAATACGACCATTTTCTGTGTTGGTTAGATCGGACTCTGTGGCCAACGGCAACTGGAGCATTTATTCTTATGTTACAAATACTATAACAGGAATACAATCCTGGGTTCGTGTCAAAACTCAATCATATGATGTTCGCAATTACTGGAATAAAATAGATTGGTATGCTACTGGATTTAATCAATTTAGTATTATTGATTTTGCAGTAGATGTGTTTGCTGAATTAGGAACAGTTGATCCAGAAATTGGCCAAACGGTTAAAGTCAGAATTTCCGGTTCGACTGGATGGCAACTATTGTTGTGTTATTCTAAATCTACAAGTGTTGACTGGACACAACGATTCCAAGTTATTGGAATTGAAAACGGAACACTGCAATTAAGTTCTAAACTTTATAGTTTTGTTAATAACAACATTGGCTATGACAGTTCAATTTATGACAATACCGGGTACGATTATACTGCAAGTAAAGAATTGAGAATACTGTTAAATTCTCTTAAAGATGATATTTTAATTGATACATTAAAATCAGAATATCTAAATTTATTTTTTGCTGGTATACGATATGCTCACACAGAACAAACTTATATTGACTGGGCATTTAAGACAAGTTTTGTTAAAGCTCAACACAATGTTGGCAAATTAAAACAAACAATAACTTATAAAAATGATAATTTAGAAAACTTCCAAGACTACATTGCTGAAGTTGTTCCATATAGAACAACTGTGAGAGAATTTGTAAGTAATTATACATCAATAGATAATAGTTCTTCTGTGATTACCGACTTTGATCTTCCAGCAATATTTGGATCTGGTAACAACAGCGTGATTAAAACGTTTGTTAAAGACGGAAAAATTACAGGCGACAGATCAGAAATACAAACATATCCTTGGAAACATTGGTTATCAAATGTTGGATTTCAAATAACTTCTATCACAATAATTGATAACGGATCAGGATACGTTACTGCTCCTATTGTTAGAATTATCAGCAATAGCGGTAGTGGAGCAGTTGCTCAGGCGTTTATTGCCAACGGCAAAGTTAATAGAATATTATTGGTGTCATCGGGCACTGGATATCTTTCAGCCCCTACTATTATTATTGATGGCGGATCATCTGCCAGCGGCAGTACTGCTAAGGCAATTGCTGTTATTGGCAAAAGTAATGTTAGATCGAGTTTTATCAAAATGAAATTTGATAGAACTACTAATACCTATTATACAATTCAGTTAAACGAAACGCATTCATTCTCGGGCACCGGCAACAAAACTAAGTTTTCACTAGTGTGGGCTCCTGATGTAAAAATTGGCCAAAGTACTGTCAAAGTTGATAATGCTCTTGTACTCAGAGACAACTACACATTAACAACAGTTAAATCAACTGCAAAGGGATATACAACGTATAGTGGATTTATAACTTTAAAAACAGCACCAGCATTGGGTTCAACACTTACAGTTGAATATTTAAAAGATATCGATTTATTAAATGCTAGCGATAGGATACAATATTATTATAACCCAACAACT